TTATGCTGTTTTTTCCACCTTTTTCGCACTGCTCAATTTCGTAATAGTGCCTGCAGCACTATAAGTGTCCTTCGTAATCGTTTGATAGATTACATGGCTTAAATTGGCTAGTGCAAGGGAAGATGGCTTGTTTAATTCTTTAACAACAAATGTTATTTTTGCCATCCCACAAGCACCTCCAATTTTTCTGTGTTTTTTTCATCTGTATATAACATAACACATTTTTGGATGAGGCTTTTTGGATTGGAATATAAGGTAAAGTAATGGTGGGTAAGAATACTTTATACATTTAGAAACTTTTTAGAAATTTTTATAAAAAAAATTTTAAAAGTGCGTAGTTGTCTTACCCATTTGCGAAAAAATTTAAAAAAAGATAAAGGGCTGTATATCTAACAATCCTTTATTTCTTTGCAAGTTCCTGTAAAGCCTCTTTGTTTTATTCTATGATTTCGTCCATCATTTTTTCGAGTTCGTTTTTCTCTTTTTCTTGCTTATCTTCTTTTATAAACATCACTTCCTCTGCAATAGATATTCTAAAAGATTATTACCAGAAATAAAACTGTTTCTTAATAAATTACATTAGAATAAAGTGTTTTATAACCGTTTCTGTATATTACAGGTATATAAAAAGTTCGTTTCTGTTTATTTTTTCTTTTTCATCTTCTATTGTAGGAAAGCATTTCTAAAAACTTATCAAAGAGTTATCAAAAGAGGCTGTCTAATATGACAGCCTTTTTTATTTAAAAAAATCCCCTCTTTTTCTAAAAAAAACTTGACATGAGTAAGTTAGATTTTATTAAATAGCAGCACAAAATAAAGAGGGGGTATGTATTATGAATAACTTATACGATGAGGATTATTTTGATTTAAAAGATTACGAATACAACTATGATGATTATAATAATATCCTTGAACTGCGAACACTTTCAAAAAGTGAGTTTAATAAATTAATAAAAACAATAGAAAAAACTATCAAAGAAGCCAAGAAAAACAAACAATAAGTATAGCCTATTACCATTTTTTATGGTATAATTATTATGTATCTTCGAGAGAGGGCTGGGCTGTTTGGTTATCCATAGTCCACCCAAAACAAAAGCACCAGATTTTTTCTGGTGCTTTTTGCTTATAATTAGGTAGTAATAAAGCAATCATAACCGTCCGCTTTAAGTTTATTTTGAAGATTTATAGCATTTTGTTTTACGCTAAATGCTCCACATTGTACACGATACAGTTTCTTGTTGTTAACATTCGCTGTTACAATATAAGTATCGTACCCACTCTTTTTAAGCCTTTCTTCCATTTTTTTTGCATTTTCATAGACTGCATAGGCTCCAACCTGAACACGATACAAGATATTTGATTTTTGAGGTTCTATATATTCTTTTAAATATGAACCTGAACAAAAGGCAGTTTGATTTTTATAAGTGAATTGATACCAATTGTTTTTTGTAACTCCAGTTACATTGATAATTTCATTTTGCTTTAAAGTCCCTAAAATTTTACCATTTGTGCTAGGCAGTGTCCTAACATTTAATTCTGTAGCAGTTACTTGCATTTTTTTATTAATTTTTTGTATATCTGTATCTACCAATCTTGCAAGAAAATCTTCCCATCTTTTCGGTTCACTTACGAATGGGGCAGGGCAGTTTTTTCCCGTAACATCATAATGACGTAAGATATTGCTCACAGGTATATTGTATTTTTTCATTAACATTTTTGTAAGTTCAATAGTTTTCTCTACGACTATTTCAGAAAGACTCCAATCCTTTTCTATACACATCTCAATACCGATACTGTTTGAATTTCGACACTCTGAGTGTTTATACGAATTCGCTCCAACGTGCCAGCCCCACCAGTTATCCTCTAAAATTTGTATAGTTTCTTTTTCATCTATGAAATAATGGGCACTGGCTCCTGTATAATCACGGTTTATATAAAGATAATGATTGTAAGCGGAAGCCCCTGGATTTGCTGTGTAATGGATGACGATAAAACGAGGGGTTATCTTTTTATCTTTTGTATAGTTCTTATCGACTAATAACTTTCTAATTTCCATATTGGTGTCACCCCCTTTATTACTGTGACTTATGGATAATTTCGTATAATCCAATACCGCTTGTGCTAATAAAAATAGAATTGGCAAATGTAGTCATTATCAGTTGCCCAGTTATGGTTTCTCCATCAAGCGCTAAAATTACTAAACGAAGAACAAAGCACAAAAAGAATACTAAATACATAGTGCTGAAAGTTGTCTTAAAGATTTTTGTTGTTAATTTATCGAAAGGCACTTTCACAAACTGAATAAGAAGCACAAGCATAGGAACAAATGTGGCGTATTCAAGTAGTTGTTCAAATGTCAAAAAGTTTGTAAGGTTTTCCATAGACTACACCCCCTTTTAAAAATTAGTGTCTATTGATAGTAACCTTAATCTCTTGCACATCATTTTTGATAGAATTTACGATTTCTAATTTTTCTGTAAGTTCTTTGATTATTTCCTGATTTTTTATAATCATCTGATTTGTTTCTGCTAAAAGTTTTTTAAACTCTTGTTCTCTTTGATTTATGTCTTCTCTCATCTCTTTTTCTCTCTTCTGATTCTCTTTTAAAATCCAAAATATTAAAAATAAAGAAAGTCCAAGATAGACACTTTCTTTTAATCCAACAGCAATTAATTGCTCCATAAAAATCCCCCCTTCTAATAAACGGACGTGTTGTATACTCACAGCAATATATATAAAGAAGAATTGCATTTTCAAGTTTTTTAAATAATAAACAATACAATATTTAAACATGCTGTAGTATAATAGGTAAAAGGGGGTAAGAGGAATGGATACAGTGGAAAATAAAAATATTGAAGATATAATTATTAAAGAACTTTTTTCCAGATTGGAATATAAGGAAGAAGAAAAGTATTGGCTTCTTACAAATTTTAATGAACATATAAGCAAAATATATAAAGAAATATATAATAAATTTATTAGCAAAGATGAAATCAGTAAAGTAATAGAGAATTTAAAAGAAAATAATATTATTGAAATTAAGGAAAATAAAGAAGAGAAGGTAAAATTTTATTCTTTAACTACAAAGGGTAGAGAATACGCTTTAGATAATGAGTACATAACTAATAATGAAATTACAAGATATTCAACAGATATATATTATAAATTATTAGGATACTTTGCTGATTTAGGTATGTCGCTAACTGAATCCAAAAAGGACATTATTAATCTGAATAATAATGTTAACGAAATAAAAGAAGTATTAATACCGTCTGTAAAAAAAGTCAAAGAACATGAAACAAATATAAAGTCTTTTTATAACAATATAATTTCGATAATGTCTATTTTGATTGCTGCATTTTCTATTATTGGTTTTAATATTGGTGGCATAAAATTTATAGTAGAAAACAAAGACTTAATTAAGCCTTGGGAATATGCTGGAAGTATAGGAGTTATAAATTTAGGTATAATTGTTTCTTTATATTTTTTATTTTATTTACTAAACAAAATTGTTAACCCCAACAACGAAGAAAGGCCAAAACCCAAAAAAATTAATATTTTCAATAATAAGGTTGCAATATTCTTGTTAATAGCATTTATTATCTTAGTATCAATTTGTTTTTTCATTGCATAAGAAAGACTATCCTAAATTTATAGGATAGTCTTTTTTTTTTACATAATACCAGAGTTCGCTAACAACATTCCAACTAGTAATCCATTTTCAAAACCTTTGCCTGGTTGCGCAGTTACAAAATAGCCATTTAGATATTCCAAAAGCCTGTCCGTATAAATAATTCCACCAACAGCGGGGAAGAAGTATTCTTCCAAATTCTGTAATTCATAAATCGTACCATATTTAATGCTGTTTGGATTAACGAAATAATAGTCTTCTAGTTTTTCCTGTAGAAAATAATCCGTGTATCTTACATTATCCTCTTTTCTTTGAGTATTAGCGTGTATCTTACATTATCCTCTTTTCTTTGAGTATTAGCGAGTTCTATATAAATGGTGTCTTTATAATTAATACCTTGGGTTGGTTTGAATGCTGCTCCTAAATCAATAGCCATAAAGCATCACCACCCTTATATTAGTAACAACGTAATAATACACCATTCCATAAACTATCTATTTTGCCATTAAGACTTCCTAAACCCACATAAACAACCCCATTAACAGAGTAGAATGAACCAATTGTGGTGCTATATGAGTTTGGCATTACAATAAGATTAGATATTTTTCCACGAATCCCCTGCGATGTTGTAAATGCATATAAATTATACAACGGAATTTTGTTGTTATAATAGTTTCTAGTGAAATTCGAATCATATAGACTGCCTACTCCACCTGCATCTGTTTTTAAATATGGCACAGTATTTGCGATATCTTCCACATCAAATGCTTTATTGTACGCATTGAGTCCTGGAAGCAAAGATATAAAGACATCTGTATCCGCAGCATTTGTTGGTGCATCTATTCTAATTACAAGCATTGTTGAATTTTCATTTAGCGAATAATATGACGTTATTCTAAATAAAAAATAATCCTGATTTTGTCCGATTAAAAAATTCACAACTACATCACTTGTATCATTTTTATTAAAACTATAATCTGTAAAACTTGCAACATGTGCTTCTGCTACTGTTACTAAGGGTAAATAAGTGCAATCTATAGTAATTTCTCTTGTATCATCAACTGTTTCAAAAGTAATTGTTCCATTCAGTCGATTTAATTTATATTTTTCTTCTGTTTCAACTCCGTTATTTTTCACTGTTACTGGTGTATTTAAAGCAATAACTTGTTTAAGTGAATCTGCGATTTGATATGTTTTATTATCTAAAGTAGTGGTAGGCAAGTTTGCCGCTACTACGCCTTGTCCACTTACCTTAATAACTACATCTTTTCCTGTTAAATTCATAACCATAACCCCCTTTACAAAAAGGTTTATATTTTACCCTGCTATTCTATCTAAATAACAGGGTAAAACATAATTTTAAACAGTTCGTGCTGGAAGCACCTCTATAGGTTCTCCCGCTGCTTGAAGTGATATAGAAATAGTTTGTTTGTCTCCTGCGTCAGCGCTATACTCTACTGATTCAACGATACAGAGAAGTTGTTTTCCAGGATTGGCTGATGTATTTGGATACATGCCAATGTAGACATAATCACCAGCATGAAGTTCTTCAGTAGATTCCTTGTAATTTCCGCTTATTGACGCACTTGCATCTTTTAATCCAGGGATTCTCTTTTTATATTCTGAACCAAATTCTGTTATTTCAAGTATATCAGCCGTTTCGGTTAAACTTGCATTATCCATTCCTTCAAGTTTTGTTCCTGTTGTACCATCCATTGGTGTAGTTCCTTTTAAAAACCAAACTTCATTTTTGTTGCCTGCTAATGCTAAAGACATAATGCATACCCCCTTAAAACTGAATTTATAAATAAATTAGATATTTCTTTGAACTTGTACAGCGAAATTCATTGAATAGTGAACTCTATTTTGATTGTCTCGTCCCATGTTGAGAATATCAGAAGAAAGAGTAACTAAAATGTAGTTGTTCCCATTAATAGTAAAATTACTTTTCCCATCAAGTAAATCTTTTATCTTATTACACCAATCTAATGCGTCTTTTCGATTTGTATGACGAACTCGAATTTGAATTGAAGGATTTTCTATTTGTCTTTCATTCCCAAAAAAATAACTTGGACGGCTACCCCCTGAATGATAGACAGTAATACAATTATCATTAATATTGTCATCAGGCATTTCATCAACGAAAACATTGTTTGTGATTACTTGTAATAGAGTGCTTATATCTTTTGCTATGTTCATTACTTTGTTGCGAAGCATTTTCAGCACCCCCTTGTTAATGTTAACTCTTATCTATTAGTTCCTGCACTTTATCTCTTACATATTCAACATATTTATCTGCATTTTCTTTCAAAGGTTGTTCAAGGAATTTTGCTTGCCCAACAGGGTGGTGGGCTTCAAGATTCTCATGCACATATATTGCGTATTCCTCTTCAAAGCCCACGACAACACTTGGATTTTTACCTTGTCTATCTGCTTCCGTAAACGCACTTGCCCGCAATGCCCCAGTATCGATAGGGGTGATGTCAACCGCCTTTTGTTGTAAATCATTACCACAATCTAACAAAGCGTTTTGAATTACATCTGAAATTTCAGAAATACTTTTATTTAGTTTTTTTGTAAGTTCTACAAAGCCTTCTAATTTAACTCCATTCATTAGATATACACCTCCCTGAATTCCACGTTGCCGTCTAAACCCACAATTTCGCTAATAGCAATAATTTTAAATTCTTTATCGTTATAAACAATGTAATCCGACAATTTCAAGTTTTCTTTTGTATACAAAGTCGCTGAACTTGTTACTTGCTGTCCTTCTGCATTTACAACAATTTTATGTTTAAATTGAAGCCTTCCTTTTATAGTTTTAATTTCAGTTTGAATATCTCCATATTCATCTTTGCCAAGAACTCTTTTAATTTTTACTTCTTGATTTGTATACACATCTAACATATCGCAACACTCCCCAATAGGTATCGTCTTAAATAGGAAAGTGCTTCTGGACATATAGTTTTTTGTGCTTCAGATAAATTATCAACAAAAGTTTCGCTTAAATCGCCGAGACTATAACTTTTTACCCCTTGTTTCTGTAATTCTTGTCGTTTACTCCCGCCTTGTAGTAAAAACAATGCTTGTTCACAAGTAGCGTATGCAACCGAATCTGGTATCCCATCAGTAAACTCCAATGCCGTGTTAGTTCTTGGAAATTCTAAATTCTGATATAAATCTAATTTTCTACCACTAAAAGGTAATCTATTTATCTGCCTTGTAGCAGTAATAAGTGCTTTTTCTTTGGTAGTTGTATCATATTTATTCCAATCTTCAAATTGAAGTGTATTAACAAAGTAAGAATCTGCTTCTTCTACAGTTACATAACTATTAACAAGTTTTACTAACATATAAATCGCCCCCCTTTTTTTTAATACTTGCTATATTTAATAGGAAAATACTTTTAATTTGCAAGTTTTTTTTAAAAAAAACTCGTTAAAGTAAGTTTTTCTTTTAAAAACAAAAATAGAGGAAGACAATTAAATGTCTTCCCCTGATTTTTTCTTTTTAGTAGTTTTCTTTGCTTTTTTCTCTTGAACTATCTCTTCAATTTGCTCTTTTGTTTTCTCTTTATCTTCCTTTTTAATAGGACATAATATTTGATGAATATCATAAACTTTGCTATTTGAAAATTTTGCATTACACTTTTCACACTTTATCATTTAAAACACCTCCATTTAAAAATAAAGGGAAGTAGATTATCCACCTCCCTCTATCTTTTTGCAATATTGTTATGCTGCTATAGAAACATAGATACCATTTTTCTTATTATCGAGTACCCAAGCGTCATGATATAAGCGATAATCAAATTTCCATGCGTGTGCTTCTTGGTTTTGTTCAGGCGTGAATACCCTTGGTAATGCAAGTTTTACAATTTGTACAACTGCTGATTTGCTAACAAGCATAAAGTTAATTGCTTTTGCATTAATATCAGGAGTAAATCCACCACTTTCTTGTCCTGCTGTTTTTCCATCATTGAATACATAAGCAGTCTTAAATCTTGTGCTAGGAACTTTTACAACCTGCATTCCATCGAATGTTTCAATTCTTCTGTCTACATTTCCGCTTCCAGTCTGAACATCAAATCTCTTTACAAGTTCATTTGTGCCTTTCATGAGATTGTATGCTGGAACGCTAACAAATAATACTCTATCACCTTCGGGAACTTCCGCATCGTCCAATGTACCAATCGCTGTATCGATTGCTGCAATTATATTATCTTTTGTAAGTGCTTCTTGTACACTGTTTTCTGCTTTTGAAGCATAAGTAGAGAAACGATAAGCGTCAAGTTCGGGAGCAACCTGTGTACGAATAAATTCTCCACTCAACGAAGCAAACGCTACCATTGCTGTTTCTTCATTATCCATTGCGTCAATCATAAAAGTTCTGCCTCTGTCTTGTGTAAATGTATGCGTTACCCATTCAAGCGTTACATTTCCTTTTATAAAGCCGTTTGTTCTATCATAATCCCCAAGCCCTTGTAGCACCATCTTTGGGATTAGTACACTCTTTGCATTTGCTGTTTCTCTTATCAAATCACTCTGAACATCTAAAACAGATGATTTTGACTCTGCTGCATATTTTGCATCCAAAAGAGGAACATATTTTTGAATAAGTTCAATATAATTAGCCAT